CTTCTAACTCATACTGAGCTTTTAGAATATTACCTTGCCGAATAGTATTATATATACTTGTGCCTGTTGATATTCCATAACCTAATGTTTTTAAGCTAATATCACCAAACAAGTTAGTACTAAATAATGGTCTACTAAAAGCAGTACCAAGGCTACTAAATAAACCAGCACCACCAGGATTCATGATTAATGGATTCATCATTGCTGATGACATTACTGATGCAATAGGTGCAGATGCAGCAAACATGGCAGCACCTGAGGTTGCTGCTGCTCCTCCCATTCCTGTCATTGTTGCCCCGGCAAAGGGTACTGCTGCTGCTCCCATAACTAAGTTCCTTGATGTGTTGCTACTTTATATTCTAAACCAAGCAATGTGAACTTTAACGGTGCATTCTGTGTCACAGTTATTTGTCCATCATTACTATACCCAAGTATACCATGAAGTACCTTTGTTCCTGTAAATTCAGGCACTGCTGTATCTAATGCTCCAGCACCTAAAGTTCTAATTGGTACTAAGTTTCCATTAATAACTAAGTTTTGTGTTTCATATAACAATGCATTAACTTCAACAATACGTTTCTTAAATCCAATACGACTCCCTGTTTGCATCTTTAATTCAACAGGCATTGTTTTAACTTCAACATCAAAAGGTAATCCCACCTCAGATGATGTTGTTGGTGGATTAGTAAATGTCACTGCACTATCTGCGACCTGATCTTCCTCAACCAAACCATCAGAAACAACATGCACTGTTTGACCGTCTAAATGTGATGCATCTAAGCTAGTTGCCGTTGTACCAGTTACAGCACAATCTGTTCTAATATCATCATCAAATGCTTCAACATAATATTTATCTGTGCCATTATCATCACGCTTCACAACTGTATAAATATCTGTAATATCTACTCCAACATCAAGATAGTCACCATTAGTTATAAACTCACTTGGAGCAATAACATTTTGCGCACGCAGTAATGAGAAAGCAGCCATTGATCCATCTTGTTCATTAACAATTAATAATAAATCATTTTCATCTGTAGCCACTGCACGTCTAATATCCATACGCTTAGGTGCTTTTAATAAATGCCCTGATAATAAAGATATTTTAGAAGTAACGTATGTTAACTGTGTATCAGAGTATGCAATCTCAGACAAAGCTTTACCTTGTCTTTGTACAAATAAAACACCAGATTCTAGTTGTTTAACTCGAACACCTTCTCTTGTACCATTACGTGATGTAGATGATAGAAAGAAACTTGATGGTGTGATCGGACTTAATCCTTCTTGCGATACGTTAAACTCACCACCTGTAGTAAATACTTGCAAATCTCTACCACTAATAAGATCAACGATAGCGTTAAAAGTATTAGTATCAAGGGTAGCTTCAACAGCATCATCATCTAATCCTTCTACTGGCTGAAAGTAAAAAAACAATGAAACTTTAGATCCCCATATTGTTGATGGTCTAGATTTAGATCCACCAAAAAATAAACGACCTTGGTGAAATGTGACTGATCTGGGCCATCCACGAGTGCTTGACCATACATTTTCATATCCAGTTTCTAATTCCCAATTAGCGTTAGCAATAGCAGTTGTATCAAAAAATGGAAACTCTGTTACAACACTTACTTGAGTTGCACTAATGAGTTTTACAATTCTAGCTCGCCCTTGTGGTTCAGCATTAATGTATTGACCTACATGAGCAGATGTAAAAGCACCTGTAGCTGCTGTAACTGTAAACTTACCAGACACATCAGTTGGTGTTAATGTTCCCCATGAACTTGTATTTACAATTGATAAAGTAAATGCATGTTGAGGTCTTGAATCAAATGTAATATTAGATGCCGTCCATGTTGAATCGCTAGCACCACGAACAATCTTAATTGGATTTATGTCTTCATGTACAACAATTAATGTATCGGCAGACTGTGTCCAACACATTGTATCTAACCTTGTATTGCTAATTGTAGTAGTTAAATAATCATTACCTGAACCGTTAATGTTTGTAATTAGAGTTTTATTTTTAAATACATACATTCTGTTATGTGTAAAACATAACATATAGCTATCATCAACTGAGAATTCAAAATGAACTAATCTTACTTTTCCATTTATAATAGTGCTTGAATCACCTAAGCTAGTAATAAACTTAGTACCAGGTCTACGTGTCACACCACCTTGTGGCTGACAGATAACATTCTTTGCAGTCTCTAAACCGTTAGCATATGATTGAATATCAATACGAGATCTAACTAATGGATCTAATTCACCTGACGTAAAGTTTGTTTGTACGTTTACAAAACGTGCCATTAGTACCTCACATTAATTAATGAAAAATCTTGTAATGCGTTTGTTGGTTGTCCTTGTCCATCAATGCTCATTGCTTGTCGCATATAACCACCTCGACCATTCTCGCCTGGTGTGCCTTGAGCTATTGTTCTCCAATATTCAGTTTTTTCTGTTTGATCAGTAATCGGCATAGATAAATGCCATGCCATTTCATATTTTAGTAATTGTACAAAAAAGTGTGGTAGTGCATATTCAGGCACATTATATTGATAATCAACATACACTTTTTCATAGTTGGTTAATATTTTATTGCCTTGAATTCTGTATTCACGTCTAGGCACTACATTAGTGGAATCACTATCATATAATGCTCGTGGTCTACCAATCATGTCTGATGGTAGTTGGTATTCATATTTGTATTCGTTAGCTGGAGTTGTAACTAATCTAGCAAGTTGTGATTTCTTAAATGAAAAACTCCATGGATAACTTGCTAATGTTTTGATTTTGACATCAGGGTAAATACGATCACAAATATTAGATTCATCAGTGCCTTCTGTAAATGAAGATATAGGATTTGCTCCAAGCATTAATAATGCATCAGAACATATTTTAATATCGGTATCACCTGTAGCCATTTTGTTTCCTTTAAATGTGCAAATAGACGGAGGCATACACCCCCGTCATATTGCAGTTTACAACTTAGTCAGCATCTGCGACTGATAATGATGTACCGTCAGATACGTCAACAACACCAGAAGCATTAGAAAGTACAGTAACTAATGTTGATGTAGGAACAGAAGCATCCCATACATGAATTAAGTCACCTACTTTTAATACTGTTGATGCTCCATTGAAGTAACCTGAAGTATTGATATCAGCAATAACATCAGTACCAGGGGCTGTGTAACTCCACATTTGAGGAGCATTACCAGCTTTAGACTGTCCGCCTATAGGCTGTAGATTGTCTTTAGTATAAGCCATGTGTTATCTCCTTATTAAGCTTCACGACATGTGAGTTGAACAATACCCTCTGCATCAATCGCTACAGCAGTAGCAGAAAGAATAGTATTAACTAAGTATGAAGTTTTTTCAGGAACATAGTTAATTTCTGTGCGAGGAGCGATCCCTTCAGCATAACCAACTGCATCTTTGTGGAATGCCCAGATAGTTCTATCGTTAGAACCATCAACAGCTAAACCACCTTCAGTTCTGTCACCAAGTACATGGAATTTGAAACCAAGGTATGTATTGATTTCACCAGAAACTAAAGCTTTGATTGAGTTGTAGTCAACTGATGTAGCTTCTTGATCACCTAATAATGATGCTAATGAGTTAGCATGAATTACCATGTGACGATCTTGTGGAGGAACATTGTTCTTATCCATAAGTTTTTTAGCTTCACGTAGTTTGTCTACGTTTAAGTTTGTATCAGTACCACCGATGTCGTTTGTAACTGCTAATGATGTACCAGAAGCTGTTAACGCATCAATAATTAACTGATCTTGTCTTCGACCAATAGCGTTAGATAAAACTTGTACTAACTCTTGTCTTTCGTCAAAGTTTACTTTTTGTTGCATGAAGATGTCAGAATACTCTGCAGCGTTCCAATCTTCGAGTGTTGCTGTAACTTGTGAAAAATCCACGTTTAAAGGTGTTACATCAGTTTGTGGCACACGAAGTGTAGCTGCGCCTTTACCGACTTTAGGAAATTTCACTACTTCGCCTTCAACGCCTTTACGTTGTCTAGTAGCACCAACCAATTGAGCTTTAGCTTGGTACGCCTGTTTAACTTCGGCATCAAAGAGCTGAATAAAAGCATTAGATAATCCAATAGCCATTATTTACTCCTTATAGTAATTAATAAAAATAAATTAATCGCTGTGGTATGCCAGGAAATCTGGGCCAGTGCTTGCTATTTACGATAGCCGGTCGACAAGGTTACTTGCGTTAAGGGTTGCATACAGAATAGATGCAATAAGCCTTATCTCAGATTTTATACTAAGACAAGGCAAATTGCAATAAAGACTACGAATAGTTTTGAGCGAATGCTCTTTCTACTTTTTGACGATACGCAGGATCAGATTGATATCTAGGATCAGCTACCATTTGATATAGCTCATCTTTAGATGGTGCGCCTTCAACAGGAGTAGTTTCAACAGGTAATCTGCCTTCATAAGAAGATCTAAGCTTTTCTAATGCAGCAATACCTTTTGCAGTACCACCCATAATCTTAAACTCTTCAAAGTCTTCTGCTGACCATACACCTTTATTAACTAAACCACTTGCCCATTTTACCATGCCGTTAATACGTGCTTCTGAATTTGGACCAAGTGCTTTTCGCTCTGCATCTAAATTTACTTGAAATGCTTCCATATTATTATTTTGCATTTCAACAACATTACCAACTAATGCATCAAAAGCAGACTGACTAATGCCATACTCTTTTGCCCAATTAGTAACATGCTGTCTTACAGGATCATCTTCAGGAATGTTGCCAAATGAAGATGTGTCGTATTTGCCATCTTCAGGCACTTTATGTTTTCCTTGTGAGATTTGCTTGCGTAGATCCATCCATGACTTTGCGATCCCTTCTAAATCAGGCGCAGACTCTTCACCTTTCCAAAAGTTTTCGGGCCACCAATCAGGTCGCTCTAATGGCTCATCATCTTCCCCCTCAGGTTGGTAATCAGCTTGTGCTTCTACCTCTGCTGGATCACGATGATCTATTTCTACTTTTTGTGGATCTACATCACTAGCTTCTTCGACTTCTGGAGCTGCTCCATCGAGTAAGCCAGTAGATTCATTTTCTTGAACACTAGGCTCGATTGCTTCTTCCATTATAATTTCCTTGCTCTAATTAACCTTGCTTCTAAATCTCTAATTATACTATTCTGCCCTTCACGGTAGTAAGCATAGCTTGAGTCGCTTCCCGGCAAGGCTACAGGTTGCTCTAATACAGCTTGTCTTAACCACTGCATTAGCTTTTGTCCTTCTTCAGTACCTAATACTCTTAGTACTAGTCTGTCAGTGTCATCACGTTGTTGTTTTACATCTCTAATATCAAGCGGTAAGGCTTGTTCTAAATCATCCCATCCAGCCATAATTATTCCTCTATTTTTGAATCGTTCATTAATGGACGATCTTGGAGTTTTTTCTTTAATATCTTTTCTGCTTGTTCTTTTGTCTTTACCCCAATAGCATCTGGATTTTTACCTGTTTCTCTCATGAAATATTCTTTCCATGCTGTAGGGTGATCGTCTGCTTTTAACATTTCTCCTGATTGTGTCGATGAAGACCAATGTAATCTGTTATTATCATACTGATCAGGTTCAGGAACTACACCATTCTTCCATGCTTTTCTATAATCATAATTACTATTATTAATATTTGGTTCTTCACCATACTCTTTTATAAATTCTTTTCTCCATTGAAGAACTCTAGGATTGCTATTCATCCATTCTTGAAATTTTTTCTCTTCAGCTGAAGATAGTTTAAGACCCATAATTATCCTTGTTGTGCAGCTTGTTGTGCAACTTCAGCAACGCCTTCAGGATTCTCTGCAGCCATCTGCATCATTGCTTGTTGTTGCATAGCTTGTTGTTGTTGTTGTTGTAACATTGCTCGTTCTTTTGGAGTAGGTCTGAGTCTTTGAGGAACACCTAACTTCTCTGCAATATAATCCATCATCTCTTCTGTTTTAAGAGACATTGCTGGGTTAGGCATTTGTTGTGCAATAGTTGCATATTGCATTAAGTTTTGTACATCTTCCATGTTTTGTGCCATCGCTAATGGAGCAACAGGTGCGATCTTAATTTCAAGACCATTTACTTTTAATGGCAAAGTAATAATACCTCTATCATCCATCACTTCTAATATCTTAGATACTAATGGAATCATAGTTTCATTAATCAATCGACCAAATGCAGAACCTAAGTTTTGTGATAATTCTTTCATACGCTCTACAACTTCGGTAGCAGATCGAGCAGACATGTTGTCAGGTGGTAATGATTCATCAAGCAAGATACGTTTGATGTTTTGACGTAAATCATTCATAACAATTTGTGATACATTAAAGTCACCTGATCTAGGTAACGGTCTTAATGATTCACCTTGTGGGCCACCATTACGTGCAACAGGAATAATAGCACCAGGCATAATCTTCACTGTATTAGGATTTAACACACCATCATCCGCAGCAGTATATACCCCACTAATAGCTAATGATGCATTCTTTAATACAAGCTCTAGTGTTTTGTTCAGTGTTTTAACATCAGGTAATGCAGTAATTAATGGACCACGACCATATACTTCACCAGCAACTTTTGCATAGCGAGATACAATCCATGGACTACGATCCATACGAGTATATAATATTTCTTTTTTTGTATTCTTCTCAATCACATGATAACAATAGTCACCACGCTTTTGATCAAAGATAGTTGCTTCAATTAATTCATAGTCTTCTGTTGGTTTCTGTTCAATCTTGTCTGCTAATTCTTTTGGTATTTTTGCATTGGGCCATTGACGTTGAATTGCTTCACCCTTCATGCGAATACGTCTATACACATTATCTACATGACCATTTGCACCTTCCTCAAATGCAACTAGATATTGTGGTACAGGAATAAAATTAATAGGACTAAGGTCATCACCCGGCTGAACCATCATGACTGCCGTACCTACACATAGATCTAATAAGAATTCACCAATGGCAATATCAAAGTTAGATTGTTTTAGTGTATCAAACATCTTGTCTGAATATTGATCTAATGCAGCTTGTGCTTCTGCTTTTCTTTCTTGAGGAATTTCAGAACCAGGTTCTAATCGACACCATTTACGTTGAGGAGGAAAGATGCCTGATTGCATTCTATTAGCAAATCGTTGTGTAGAGTTAATAGCAGTAGAATCAAATACACGATTCATTTTTTTAGTACCACCTACTTTGCCTTCAAAATGACCGTCATATAAGTTACGTTGTGGCAGAGCAAACTCATAGCATTCTTCGTATAAGTTTCTAAAGTCTTCTTTTTTTACAAGTGCCTTCTCATGTCTTTTTAATACATCTTCTGCACTTAATCTCATCATCGTTGCCATAATTATGCCTTTTTATTTTTGTTAGCAAATGCTCTTGCTTCTGATTTATCTTTAAATCCCCACTTTTCTAATGCAAGTTTTAATCGAGTTGGTTTACCTTTTTCATCTTTTAAAGGACCATCCATCCCACTAAACCGTGCAG